TGCACCAGCTGCGCCTGCGTTGCCGCAGCGATCAGTGTCACCGCAAGTCATTCGACCACAGGTATCATTGATAAATCCTATCCCTCTGTCTCAGGAGTTTCCTGATGCCTGGCGACGAGAACAAGAGCTACTCGGTCAACTTCTCCAGTCAGATGATTCTTGGCTTGATCCTAACGGGCCTGCCCGTAATAGGTGGGACGGCCTACGGCGGAATGAAGTTTTATGGTCGGATGATTGAGACGATCGAGGCTGTTGACAAGTTCAAACCGTATAACGACGCCGAAATCCGCGAGGCAATGAAGACGCTGCAGATTGAGATGCAGGCGATCAAGGAGCGCCAGATCGCGACCGCCGAGGCCGTAGTACGCATTGCAGAGCGGTCCAGCGATGCCATCGCGCTTGCTCGAGAAACCAAGGCCGTTGCGCTGGGCACAGCTACCGAAGCCGCAGCGATGGGGCGTGAGACGAAGTCTTTGGCAGAGAGCCAAGTGCGCGAGGTCAAGTCTGCGCTTGATAGCCAGCAGCGAGAACTGAAGGTTGCGCTCACCAGCCAGCAACGCGAGATCGAGGCCAGGTTGGCCAGCGTCAAGCAGGACCTTGATGCGACGGCTGCGGCGCTGCGGTCTGAGATGTCAGTGCTCAAGCGCGCCACCAGCAATCCGTTGGGCAGATAGCATGCGATACGAGACATCGTTGCAGTGCTTCCGCTGGTCGTTGCTTGGCCTGACTTTATCGTTGTGCATAGCATTGCTTACCGGCTGTAATGAGCGTTTTCGTTACCCGTGCCAAGACCCGAAGAACTGGGAAGAAGCGGAGTGCAAGCGACCGCATTGCGCGATCAATGGCACTTGCCCTGACCAGCTAAACCGACCCAACGACATGAAATCGGAGCGCGAGCCGTGATCAACCGATCGCCCGAGCAGCTGGACAGTACGCTGCGCTTTTTCATTGGCATTGTGTTTGCCCTGACCGTCATGGGCATGGTGTTCTTTTCGCTGTACTCGCTTGTGTTCGTGACCCAGCCAATGTCAGGCATCGCGCCCGCGGACAAGCAGTTCTTTTTCCTGCTTTCCGACATGAGCAAGTACATCCTCGGCTCATTGGCTACACTGCTGGCCATCAAGGGCAAGGACGTTCTTAACGCCAAGCTACCCGCAGAACCACCCCAGGAGACCAGCAATGCTGCCCCTCGGACCCCTTCTTGAAGTCGGCGGCAAGATCCTAGACCGGGTGCTGCCTGACCCGGCTGCTGCTGCTGCAGCCAAGCAACAGCTTGCCCAGCTCGAGCAAAACGGCGATCTGGCCAAGATGGCGAACGAGACCAAGATTTTCGAGCTAAATGTCAAGAACACCGACAGCGCCCGTGAGATGCAGAAGGCGACGCGGAGCAAGATGCCTGCGTTTTTGTCCATCATCACGGTTACCGGGTTCTTTGGTTTGCTGGTCGGTGCGGCGACTGGATGGATGTCGCTAACCGGATCTGATGTCATGATGCTGCTGCTTGGCGTCTTGGCTCGAGAGACTGCATCGGTTTACAACTTCTGGCTTGGCTCCAGCAACTCAAGTCAACAAAAGGACATACTGAAAAAATGAAAGAGAACTGGGACTCAGCGCTTGCGGCGGTGTTGCACCACGAGGGAGGCTTCGTTCACCACCCGTCCGACCCAGGTGGCATCACTAACTTAGGCTGCACCAAAACCGTGTGGGAGGAATTCTGCGGTCATCCTGTGACCGAGCAGGACATGCGGGCGCTGCAGCCCAACGATGTTGCGCCGCTGTATCGCACGCGGTACTGGGACAAGGTTAAGGGTGACCAGCTGCCAGCAGGCGTCGATTACGTCGTGTTCGATGCTGCGATCAACTCAGGTCCAGGCCGTGCCGCCAAGTGGCTGCAGGAGTGTGTCGGCGCGACACCGGACGGCGCGATCGGGCCCGGTACCTTGGCCGCGGTTGCCGCCATGCCAGCCGCCGACATTGTTGCCAAGTACAAAGAGATCCGGCTCAACTTCCTGCGCGAACTCAAGACATGGGACACGTTCGGCCGCGGCTGGGAGCGGCGCGTAAACGAGGTGACCGAGGCTGCGGAGCGCATGGTCGGCTGATGGACGACGCCGACATCGCCAACGACCGAGCGTTATGGGAGATGGAGCGCAGGCTTCAAGAGCTGCGCAACAAACCTCAATTGATTGCGCCGGAGTTTTGCATCGACTGTGACGAGCCCAACGCACCTGCACGGCGTGCGCTGGGCTTGCCACGTTGCATAGACTGTCAGAGGTTCTTGGAAGTCCGCTCGCGTTCCCACGCAAGTAACTCAACCAGCGGATAAAGCACTCTGCCGCCAAGCTTGAGGTACTGAGGGCCAGTGCCCTGATACCGCCAATTGGCCAGCGTCTGCAGCGAAATGCGCCCCTGATACCTGTCGCGCACTTGCTGCGGCGTCAGGTAGTCCATCAAAACACCCCTTCGTTAAGTGACGCCACCGCATCCGGCACCTGGTTTGCGCCGCCGCGCAGGGTGTCGTACTCGGCCGCTGCAGCCTTCAGTTGCTCAAGGAACGGCCTGCCCAGCGTCTGGCGCACCCGGCTAGGTGTCGCTTGCCAAGCAGCTTGGAGCGCCTGCAGGCCCTTCTCGGTTGCGTTCTGCAGCATCCCGCGATGGTGCTCGGTCTCCTGGTCAACAGGGGCCGCACCATCGACCCATTGACGCAACGCAAGGCCGTCGGCGGCTGTAATGTACCCTGAGCCTCGACCCAGCACTGATTGCAGCTCTGCTGGGCACTTGAGCACGTCTTGGCGGCGACCTTGATCGTGCATCATCAGTGACACGGTAGACTCGAACGAAAAGTTCTTCTCCTGGATCGGCTGGATGCCCAGCGGGCGAGGGTTCTTGGGATCCGAGAAATCCACCTTCTCGCGGGCGCGGGTGCAGGCGATGATATGAGCCGGAGACTGCAGCATATGGGTCATGAAGCGCTTGTGCTCGGCCTTGGCTTTCTTCCAGTCTGGGAACCGGGTTTGGTTCGCTATCCATTCGACACCGCCCTCGGATTCGTACTCATGCGTCACTGAGTCGATTACGATGACCTCAGCGCCGGCCTGGCATGCCGCGTCGATCGCCTCGATGTAGCGGGCCGGGGAGAACGGCGCATAGAAGTCGAGGATGTTGAACGGCTGTGGGAGCGCGTTCGCGTACAAGCTGCCGCGGCGATTTTCAGAATCGATCAGGACTATCTTGTCGGCCTGTTGTCCAGCAAGGCCGTAGGCCAGTTGCAGTGCCGAGTAGGTTTTGCCGGATCCCGATACCCCGGACAGTTGGATGAGCAGTCGCGCGCCCTGGCGCTCTGCCTTGCGGATGATGAAGCTCATGCTTGCTCCCCTGCGGCACGCTCGGCCGCTGTAATCGCCCAGCTGGGCACACCCAAAGCCCGCACCTCGGCGGGATAACCTGGCCATGTGTCTGTTGCGATGCAGTTGGCCAACAATTGCAGCAGCTTGCGGTACTCACGCCGACCCATCTCGAGCATCGGCTCATCGGCGAAATAGAAGGCGCACGCGAACGGCGCGGTCTTCTCAAACGCCGCGAAGATGAACGCATCCGGCTTGATACCGGTCGCCTGCTCAATGCCATCGATGTACCAGGCGGCTTGCATCCAATAGCGAAAGTTCCACGCCGACTTCTGAAACCCTGCAGGACTTGCGTCGTCAGTAGACTTAAGATCCACCAACAGCGGCAGGTTCATCAGATCCGGCCGAGCGCGGCACAACAACCCGGTCTCGGGGTCATTCCAATACACCGAGCGCTCGACCTGACCGGTTGCGAACACCTTGCGTGCCATCGGATGCTCGCGCACCTGCTGGGCAATGCGGCCGCAGAGCATCGCGTCGTCGTATGAGATCAACGCGCCGCCGATCGCATCGGCTTGCTCGACTGCCTGTTGCCAGACGGCCTTGCCCTCCTTCGTTCGCCGATCAACGTCAGGCGCGATGATGTACTGCTTGTCGAACAGATCTGGCTCAAGCACCGCAGTGTGGATTGCAGTGCCCAGCTTCATGGCCGGTGTCGGCTCAGTCGGCTCACGGTTTGGGTCAACATATCGAGCCCAATAATGCAGCGGGCTTCGTGCCATCACCGATAACGCTGACTGGCTAATGCCAGGCCCAGCGTGGTACTGCTCGTTGGGGATGTAGTCGTAGATTCCTGGTTCCATTGTGGTTCCCTGTGTTGTGGGGCATCTATCTTAATCCCGCTTTTTACTTTCTTGCAAGTATTTCAGCCGTTATAATTTGTCATGGACATTAAATGGCAACTCCGCGAACTGGCATGGGACGCTCGCGTGACCGTGAGCGAACTGCTGACCGAGGCCGGGGTTAGCTGGGCCACGGTGTCGCGTTGGTATAAGGGTGGCACGCCGCGGTACTCAACTTGGGCGCGAATTGTGTCGGCGGCTGGGAGGTTGCGGCGGTGACCTTACGCCTGCACCAGCTCAAGGCGATTGACGATCTCCGCGCGGCTTATCGTGCTGGGCACAAAGCGCCGGTGCTGGTCATGGCCACCGGTGGCGGCAAGAGTCATACGGCATCGGTGATCATCCGCGAAGCAGTCGCCAAGGGCCGATCGGTCTGGTTTCTGGCGCACCTGCGGGAGATCCTCGACGCGACCAGCGCCAAGCTCACCAGCCAGCGTATCCCGCACGGGCACATCATGGCCGGTCGACCGGATCAGCCCGACCAGCCGGTCCAGATCGTGATGGTCCAGACCGCAGCGCGTCGGCTGGGCCGTTACCGCAAGCCAGACCTGATCGTGATCGACGAGTGTCACTTGGCCGTTGCGGAGACTTATCGCAAGGTCATCGAGGACGCTGGCCGGCCGCACCTGCTGGGCCTGACCGCGACACCGGTGCGGCTCGATGGCCGGGGGCTGGATGAGATATTCGACACGCTGGTTCCCAGCTGTACCACGCAGGAGCTCATCGCGCAGCAGCTGCTCGTGCCGATCCGATACTTTGCGCCGAGCCAGCCCGACCTCACCGGCGTGCGGACGGTGGCCGGCGACTATGCGCCTGGCGAGGTCGCCGACCGGATGAACCGGCCCAGCATCACCGGCAGCGCGGTCGAGCACTATCGGAAGCTTGCGCATGGCCGCCCGGCGGTCGCTTTCGCCACGAACATAAGACACGCCAACGATGTCGCGTCGGAGTTCGCGGCTGCCGGGTATCGGGCAATGGCTATCGGTGGGCACAGTCCCGAGGCCATCCGGCGCGAGGCTTTGCACGGGCTCAACGCGGGCGACATTGATGTCGTCGTCAACTGCCAGCTCTGGGTCGCCGGCGTCGACGCGCCTGGCATTGGTTGCGTGATCATGCTGGCGCCTACGCAGTCGGTCGTGAAATACCTGCAGAGCATCGGCCGCGGGCTGCGGACGGCGCCAGGCAAGCGCGAGCTGATCGTGCTGGACCATGCCGGGAACTGCTTCCGCCACGGCCTGCCTACCGATTCGCGAGAGTGGGCTCTCACTGGCACACCGAAGCGCACGCGGTCCAGCGAAGACAAGCCCGAGGTCGTTCGGCAGTGTGAGCAATGCTTCTTCGTCTACCGGCCAGCGCCAGAGTGCCCAGCGTGCGGTCATCGCCAGGCGCCTCGATTGACCAAGCTGCAGCAGCGTGCCGGTGAGCTCGCCCAGATTGAGGAAATCAAACGCCAACAGCGCGACGAGGTGCGTCAGGCGCGGACGATTGAGGCTTTGAGGGATATTGCTATCAAACGAGGGTATTCAATAGGATGGGTATATCAAATGGCGAGGGTGCGCGGCTCGAGGAGTCTCAGGCCATGACTAGAGCATTCGAGCTGCAGCGCTGGCTGCGAGCCGTCGGGCCGAGGACGGCCAAGGAAATCGAGGAAGCGGGTTTTCGGAACTTCAAAGGCAAGACGCGACTGCGCATGATGGCCTGCGGAGCGATCGTGATGTTCGAGGACTACAATCCGCGCTCTGAAGTCAAATACGCTCGCAGCATCACGACGATGTATCGCGCAGGCGATGTCGACTACCTGCCACCGCGCGGGCGTAAACCAGGCTACGGCGGCACTACGGCCGAGGGTATCGAGAACATGAGGGTCACCAAGGCGATCCAGCTCCTCGAGCGGCGCGGTTACACGGTGACGCTGCCATGACCTGCCTTGGCTGCCAGCTCTGCGAGACCGGGCCGTTCAAAACCCTATACGACGGTCGCGTTGTGTGCCATCAATGCGAGGCATGGCGTCAAGAGTGCGAAGCGCGTACAGTCATCGCTATGCCAAGCGTTGAGGTGCGGCGAAAATTTTTAGCGGATGTTGAGCGTCATCGTGGTGCACCAGCTGCGAATCAACTCCGGATGCTTGTCAGGCAGTTGTGGGCACACCGCCCAGCCGAAGGTGGCGGCAATAACACCGGCAGCAATTGACAGCACGTCTCCTTCCCTGTGGCTGGGCAATTGCAGACGGGTGGAAAGACACCGGACGGGGGCGCATCCCCCGATAACCTTGAGGAACCTATGGCACGCAAAAAATTTGATTTAGCAGTAAAGACCGGCAGTTACACCGACCGTGACGGCAAGCAGAAATCCAGGTACCAGAACATCGGTGTCGTTATGCAAGGCGACGACGGCGGTCACTATGCTCTGTTGGACCCGCTCATCAACCTGGCGGCGGTTCCGCGTGAGCCTGGCAAGGATCGCGTAATGGTTTCGATGTTTACGCCAAAGGATGACCAGCAGCAGGCGCCGGCACCGAGGCAGCAACAACAGCGGCATGATACCGACGACATACCCTTTTGAGGCCAATCATGAACTCCGCCACCATCCTTGAATACCTCAAAAACCGCGTCGCAGCCGTCGATATGTTGGTCCAACAGCAGCGCTGGGCTGAAGCTCGCAGTGCATGTTGTGAGATCGTTGCAGAAGCCAGATTGCTGCAACACCAGCTGAAGATTGAGGAACCCAACAATGGATGACTGCGACGCATACGAGGAGGCCGCTTGGAATGAGTTTCAATCCAAACGCAAGGCGATCGACCAGGTCAATCATCCTGCGCATTACACGCGCGGCGGGATCGAGTGCATTGACGCGCTAGAGGCCGCAACGATTGACCTGCAGGGGATTGATGCTGTCTGCACGGCCAATGCGATTAAGTATTTGTGGCGCTGGAAACACAAGAACGGGCTTGAGGATTTAAAGAAAGCCCGCTGGTACATCGACAAGCTCATCTCGCAGCGTGAGTGAAGCAGCTATCCAGCAGCAGATCCGGCTTGCACTTTCGCGGGCCGGGTCTGTCATGCACCGGAACAACATCGGCGCGTACCGCGACGAGACCGGCCGCGTCATCCGCTACGGGGTCGGCAATCCTGGGGGATCCGACCTCATCGGCTGGACACCGGTGCTGATCACGCACGAGATGGTAGGCACCAAGGTAGGCGTATTCACTGCGATTGAGGTCAAGGCGCCGCGAGGCCGGCCGACTGAGGCGCAGCTCAACTTCATACGCCAGGTCCAGCTGGGCGGCGGCATTGCAGGTATAGCTAGATCAACACAAGATGCACTTGCCCTGTTGACGCGCCCCAAATAACTTGGCATAGTCTCCTCACCGCGGCGCCGTCGCGGACAACAAGGAGATCAACATGCCTAACGTCAACTCAATGGGTCGTGCTTACATTCGCGCGTTTCTGGTCGAGAACGCTGCTGATCCGTCATGCAGCCAAGACCAGCAGCTGGTCGACAGTCTCGCCACCGCGTGCGAGGCATCTGTCGAGTCTTGCGGCGTCGGTTACGTCGCGCTTGCAGCCAACCGCACTGCATCCGGTCGTGTCGAATGGTGCCAGTTGCCCAGCTGGGCACTGTCGTATGCAGTTGAAGCGTGACATGCCACTGATCGCACTTGTGCTATCTGCCGCTGCTACCGGCGCTGCTGTTGCGCTGGATACAGCCTGGCCGCTTGGCGCCGCGCTTGCCGTAATGCTTGTTGCAATGGTCGGAGCCAAGGAATGACCACGCGCGAAAAGCTTCTCGGCTACTTGCGAACACATAAGACACCAGCCACCGTTCAGTCGCTTACTGAACGCTTCATGCTTTCAATCACAGGGGTACGCAATGCGCTTATCGAACTCGAAGACCAACAGTTGGTTGTCTCCACAGTTGTCGGTCGCCGACAATTCTGGTCCGCAGCCCGCTACCGTACAGTGGCCGTTTCCCAACCAGTTGATCAGGCCGAGCGACCAGCCGCCGTTATCCCAACGTCCTATCCGCACGTTCGCGGATATGACGACTGAGGTCGGCGAGGCGCTATGGTGACCGTCGTTGACGATCTTATACAAGATTGCAAAGGCATCATCGACTACTACGTCGACAAAGCTAAGTTGCCTGGAGACGGCAAAGCGGTCATACGCAACGCAATGTATGCACGAGTAAACCGTTTGACGTTTTCCGGGTTTGGTCAAAGAGTCCCGTTTAATTGGTTGGGAGTGAGAAAGAAATGACGCAAGACGACATTATTCGCATGGCCTGCGGCTATACCGCGGTCGACCCGCGCTGGTACGAATTACTTGAACCTGCGGATTTCATAGCGGACAAAGAGACCCATGACGTAGCTGTGATTGTTAGCGTTCACAAGCAGCGTCCGATTGCACCTGATTATTACCGGTTAAATTTTGCCGACGGCAGCTACATGGATGCTACAGACAATGACGTGTCAGCGAATTATCGGCCGTATGTTTTGATTAGCAGGATTGCTGCCATCGAGCAATACGACCAGACCTCGCTTGAACTGTGCAAGGAATGCGGTTGGAAAGCCATTATTCCTGGTGATGGTTGCTTGGTCTGTGCGCGGCAGAAGGCGAAGCCGGTAGCGTGGATGTTTGACTTTATGGCAGACAACCGAGACGAGGTAATCCGGGACTGGGTGACTCAGGACTATGCTGACATTAAACGAGAGAACGGTTTTAACGTGCGACCGCTATACGCTGCACCACCTGCCGTCACGCAGAAGCCGGTTGCTTACGTTGACCAGAGAATTCACGGATGGCCCGATTGTTTTGTGATGGAGCCAGATCCGCCGCATACGGTGCCTCTCTACGCCGCACCGCGTCAATGGGCCGGGCTGACGACGCAGGATATCGAGGACGAGTGGGAGAGGATGACAGGGCACAGCATATTTGCAGGCGACCGTAGCGCGGGACGCAGCATGTTTTTGTCGCCAGATGAGGTGGTTCACTACACCCAAGCCATTGAAGCAAAGCTAAAGGCCATCAACACATGACCCAACAACTTACCGAAGACCTCGCGACGATCGCCCGCAACGGCATCGACAAGTTGCTGGCGATCACCCCTGCTGCACACAAAGCCCTTGACGCCCTCGACCTCATCGCCAAGCACGAGCAGGGCGTTAGCTGGACGGTACGCAAGCCCAACGGCCACATCGTGACCATCTACCCGGCCAAGGTCTGCGAGGAAGCCGCCGCCGCATTAAGGGCTCACCTGTGATCCGCATGGGGCCTATCCTCTACGCACGCCTGGTCGGCATGCTGGTCGATGGGCCTGTGACGATCCAAGACATACAGGACGAGCTGGGGCTGCATGAGTTCACCGTACGCGACTACGTCAAAGCCCTGCACAAGCACAAGCTCTGCCACATCGCCGTCTGGTCGCTTGCTGGGCCAAAGCAGCGCCGCGTCGCGCATTACACCTGGGGCCGCGGGGCCGACGCTCGCAGACCACCGCCGCTGCCTGACAAGCTCAGGCAGTTGCACTACCGGCAGCGCCAAGCTGCCAGAACACTTCAACGAGCAATGTCCAACTTTACCAAAGGAGCAATCAAATGAAACCCGCAATACCGCTGCACGACTCACGGTTCAAGTACACGCCAGCCTCTCAGACCAACGTGCTGGCCACCTGGCGGCGCTTTGGGTTCGTGCCACCCACCGAGGCCAATCCTGACTACTTCAAAACCATCAAACAGGAACTCAACGGTGTCACCGACTGAATTCCGACGACTGCAACGCCGCGCTGGACTGCTCAACCGAGAGGTCCAGCAGTTATGCGGCGTATCTGACCAGACGGTCATTAACTGGCGGCATGGCCACACTCGCGTGCCTGGATCCGCCATTGCGCTACTGCGCATCATCGCAACCAACAGGGACAACCGTGAAGCTCACCGCATCTGACGGACATAAATGGCGCATTCAGCGCCTTGAGAAAGCACGCCGGCTTATTGAGCAGTCGCTGGGCGTTGACGCCGACAACATCATTGCCGGGCTTAGTGACCACGACGACGCCTTAATCGTCTACTGGCATCGCGACTTCACACAGCGCGATGAGCGTGCTGTTGACGGAGCCTGGCGCACGCTCGGCGCATCTATCGTAGTCCACGCCGTCGAGAACCGGGCGCGGGTCGATGCACGATGACGACCACCGCCGACTACGCGGCCAGCTATGTGGCCCAGCTGGGCATGCAACTGGTGCCGCTGCCGCCTCGCCAGAAGCGACCCTTAACCGACGACTGGGGCCGCAACCTCATCACCACACAGGTCCAAGCCCGCGACTACTGGCTGGCTAACCCTGACGCCAATATCGGCGTGGCGCTTGGGCCCAGCAGGGTCTGCAGCTTCGACGTTGACGACCTTGAGTCAACCCGCGCGATCTGCGCTGAGTTCGGCTGGGACCTGGATGCGCTGAT